ATATCAAATAACGCAGCTATTAGTGGTTCTAAAATTGCCATTGGAACAATTACAACCACTCAAATAGCAAATAACACTATTATAGATGGTGACATATCGAATAGCGCAGCTATAGCGTTTAGCAAAATTAATGCTTCACTTGCTATTGTAGATGCTGATATATCAAATAGCGCAGCTATTAGTGGTTTTAAAATAGCTAGTGGAACAATTACAACCACTCAAATAGCAAATAACACTATTATAGATGGTGACATATCAGCTAACGCAGCTATAGCGTTTAGCAAAATAAATGCTTCACTTGCTATTGTAGATGCTGATATATCAAATAGCGCAGCTATTAGTGGTTTTAAAATAGCCAGTGGAACAATTACAACCACTCAAATAGCAAATAACACTATTATAGATGGTGACATATCAGCTAACGCAGCTATAGCGTTTAGCAAAATAAATGCTTCACTTGCTATTGTAGATGCTGATATATCAAATAACGCAGCTATTAGTGGTTCTAAAATTGCCATTGGAACAATTACAACCACTCAAATAGCAAATAACACTATTGTAGATGGTGACATATCAGCTAACGCGGGTATTTTGGGGTCTAAGCTGGCAAATAATTCAATTACATCTGATAAAATAAATCAGTCTAATAATTGGACATTTTCACAATTAACAAGTAATACTGCTTATATACGTGATATAAGCGCAACTAATCTTGAAATAAGCGGCAACATACTTCCTCTAGATACAAGTAGGTCTGATTTAGGTTCTTTGTCAAGGCGATGGCGCAACATATACGTTAATGACTTAAGCGTTACTAGAATTAATGGACAAGTGTATAGTGCTACTACTGCTATTGATCTTACTTCAGTTAGTGGTCATATAATCCCTTCTTCAGATGTTAACTTTAAATTAGGAGATGTAAGTAAAAATTGGAGCAACGCATATATACGGGATATAAGCGCCACCAATATTAGTATAAGTGGAAATTTTATATTAAATATAAACGGAATAATGTCCGATATAACAGATACATTTAATAACTTAGGTAATACTTTTAATGATATAACAACAAGTATATCTGATATAGATTCTAAAGTTATAGATTTATCAAATAATAAAGCTAATATTGCTAATCCTACATTTACTGGACTTATTAGTATAAGCGGTAACATAATTCCTTTATTCGATATAAGTTCTGATTTAGGGTCGGAAACAAGTAAATGGCGCAACATATATGTTAATGACTTAAGCGTCAACAGAATTAACGGATTTGTGTATAGTGCTGGTGGAGGTGGTGGCGCTGCGATTGACCTTACTTCGGTTAGTGGCAATATAATCCCTTCTTCAGACATCAACTTTAAATTAGGAGATGTAAGTAGAAATTGGAGCAACGCATATATACGTGATATAAGCGCAACTAATATTAGTATAAGTGGAAATATAATATTTAGCGTAAGCGGAGGTTCTATGAGAATAGCAGCTGATGCACGTAATTTTAGTATAACTACAAGTCATAGGTTATATCAAAATATTAGTGGAGGCATTAATGACCTAAGTTGGAGTGCTGTTAATGGTTATTATGCTTTGGCGAAAGATGTTTATCCTGCTTTAAATCCATTATCATATGGAGAAACCGCAGTTTCTACTTGGACATCATTAGCAGTTATTATTAATGGATGGGTTAGAATTTGTTGGTCATCAAGACATAGGATATTTGTTGCTGTGGGTAATGGGCACGCTAGTAATAATAGAGTAATGACTTCAAGTAATGGAATAACTTGGAATACTGTGCCTCTATTATATAATACACATAATTGGTGGGGTCTTACATATAGTGAGGAACTTAACTTATTTGTTGCTGTTGCTGATTATAATCCACCAGGTAACCTAAATAAAGTAATGACTTCACCCGATGGAATAAATTGGCTTACAAAAACTTCAATCAATAATAATGAATTTTCCTCTATTTGTTGGTCTCCACAACTTAGAATATTTGTTACTCTTGGAAATGGAAATTCAAACGGTAGATTAATGACTTCTTTTGATGGAGAAGTATGGACTACAAGAATTTTAAGCAATATAAGTACTACAAATGCCTGGACGAATGTGTGTTGGTCTCCTGAACTTAGAATATTTGTTGCTGTAGGCGCGGCAGGTACAGATAGAGTAATGACTTCTAATGATGGAATAAATTGGACTACTCAAACTATAAGTAATACTAATTCATGGACAAGTGTTTGTTGGTCTGCTAAGTTAGGAATATTTGTTGCTGTAGCAAACACAGGTACTTTAAATAGAGTTATGACTTCACCAAATGGAATAAATTGGACTACTAGAACTACCATTAATAATAATTGGGAAAGTGTGTGTTGGGCAAGTGAATTAGGATTATTTGTTGCTATAGCCAGCAGTGGTAGTTTAAATAGAGTTATGTCTTCACCAAATGGAATAAATTGGACAACAAGAACTACACCAGATAATAGCCGATGGGCTAATATTTGTTGGTCTCCTGAACTTGGAATATTTGCTGCTGTTGGTGGTTATAATTACTTGGCCGCTGAAAAGGGAGTAATGATTTCTTCATTAAAAGGACGACCACCAACAAGCTATAATGTATTTGATAGTTGTTTTAATAGCATTGATCAAAGTGGAAATTGGACATTTCAAAATATTAGTATAAGCGGTAACATACTTCCTTTAGACACAAGTATGTCTGATTTAGGTTCTTTGTCAAAGCGATGGCGCAACATATACGTTAATGACTTAAGCGTTACTAGAATTAATGGACAAGCATATAGTGCAGCACCTAGCCTTACTTCAGTTAGTGGTGATATAATCCCTTCTTCAGACGTTACCTTTAAATTAGGAGATGTAAGTAAAAATTGGAGTAACGCATATATACGGGATATAAGCGCATCTAATATTAGTGTAAGCGGTAACATAATATTTAGCGTAAGCGGTGCTTCTATGAGAATAGGAGCTGATGCAAGTAATTTTAGTATAACTACAACTCATAGGTTATATCAAAATATTAGTGGAGGCATATATGACTTAAGTTGGACTGCTGTAAATGGTTATTATGGATTGGCAAAAGATGCTTATCCAGGTTTAAATCCGTTATCAAACGGAGTAAAAGCAGTTCAGACATGGACAACAAGAATTATACCGACAGATGTATATACAAATGCATGGACGAGTATATGTTGGTCGCCTGAACTTGGAATATTTGTTGCTGTAGCTAATAATGGAACTACTAAAAGAGTAATGACTTCCAAAGATGGTATAACTTGGACTGCATCAATAGCTGTAACCAGTGATAATAGTACTTGGACAAGTGTATGTTGGTCATCTCAACTAGCTTGTTTTGTAGCTGTTGCAAGCAACGGTTATATAATGTATTCATCAAACGGAATTAATTGGACTATAATAACCTCAGCTTTAACTAATTCAAATAATAGAACAACAACTTTCAATAATTTATTAACTATAACAGGAACAACTTTAAGTTTTGCCGTTAACAGTGATTTAGCACAAGACGCATTAATAGCTGTTATTGGGGATGCGTTGAATACAGGATCACCCGGCAATATTTACATACAAGACGTAAGTGGAACAACTATATCTCAAAATTTAATAACACTAACAGGGGCTTCTCAATCTGGAACACAAAAATTGGGACAAAATATAACTATTACAAATGACGCACAATTTATTGTGGGTTCAACAGATTTAAATGGAAAATTACATTTATGGAAAAATAATGGAACTAGATTGGGTTATACTTATAGTTCATTTACAATGTCTGACCAAACAAGTGCCACTAATATAAAAGTAAAACTAACAAAAAATAATGTATTAGATGTACCATATGAAATGTTGCTTGCTGTTGGAATTCGTGATGGTGCATCAGGAAATATTGGAAGAGCACGTGTTTATAGCATAAATAAGACAAATGGAGCTTTTAGTTTAGTTCAAGACTTTTCAGGAGCTATTGCTGATAATGGGTTTGGAGCAAACATAGGCATTAGTCCAAATGGAGTAACTCTTGTTATTCAAGCAGCAAATTATGCAACTCCTACGGCTTTTTGTAATATATACACATTTAATTATATAACATCACAATATACACTTACACAAACAATTAATGGACAAGTAGCAACCACAGGAGCGTCTCCCCCAAATCCGCGTTGGGATGACTTTCCTGGTACAGCAATAGCATTTAATTCTAGTTCTAGCAATATTATGGCTTTATCTTCTTTTGTTTCATCTTTTGGTGTGGGCCAGCAAGTAGGTTATGTAGATATATATAATAAAATAACTAATAAATGGATACTTTTTCAAAGAATTGATGGAACTGTAAATCAACAATATTTTGGATGGAGTGTGGGATTTGATGCTACTGGATTATCATTAATAATAGGTGGTGGTGGAAATCAACCTGATATGATTGTATATAGAAAATTTACAGATTCAAGTTATGTAGAAGTAACAAATTACACACCCGGGCAAATTTATGAAGGCAAGAATGTAGCTTTAAGTTCTGATGGAACGCGTTATATAATGAGCTCTTGGAATCCTAATGCGCGATTTTACTGTGGTAATGTAATTACATCTGGAATTGGTTTAAATAGCATATGCTGGTCTCCTGAACTTAGACTATTTGTTGCTGTTGCTTCGAGCGGTTCAAATAGAATAATTACTTCTTCAAATGGAATAGTTTGGACTCAGCCTAGTCAATTAGTTCCTACTAATTCATGGACTAGTGTATGTTGGTCAGCTGAACTAAAAATTTTTGTAGCTGTTGCATCTAATAATAGTGGAGTAATGTATTCTTATAATGGATTTGTATGGAATACAACAAGTATTGGTGTACTTGCTAATTCATGGACAAGCATATGCTGGTCTCGTGAATTAGGATTATTTGTTGTTGTTGCTTCAAGTGGAACTAATAGAGTAATGATTTCATATAATGGAATAGTTTGGACACCAATAATTATAAATGATAGCAATAATTGGTCAAGTGTATGTTGGTGTCCACAACTTGAATTATTTATAGCTGTTGCAAGCAATGGTTATATAATGTATTCGTCAAATGGAAGTACATGGATAATAAAAGATGCTGCATATAATTATTTACCTAAAATAAGTAGTACATCTAGTACACAATTATCTATTACAGGTTCTAGCATTGGTATTCAAGGTTTAGGTTGGAATGTTGATATAGCTCAAGATGCTAATATTGCATTAATTACATCATATTATTTTAGTCAATCAGTTGGTGGTTCATTATATGTTCAAGATATATGTGGTACAAGTCTTGTGCAAGGATTAGTACAATTAACTGGCGCAGGACAAACAGGAACCAATAAAATCGGCCATAGTGCTTCAATTACTAATGATGGTATGTATGTAGTAGCTCCTACATCTGTAAATGGAAAAATACATATATGGAAAAAAAATGCATCTACATTATTATATACTTACTTAAGTGAAACAATTGTTTCCGACATGGCAACTACAACATATGTAACAATTGCCCTGGCAAAAAATAGTATATTAGATGTTCCATATGATATGATTTGTGTTGTAGGAACAGGAATATTTTCACCAGTTCAAATAGGTAAAGTTCGTGTTTTTAGTATAAATAAAAGTAATGGAATTTTTACACTATTACAATCATTTACAGAAAGTGGTCTTGTAGATGATAACTTTGGAAGAGCCGTTGCTATAAATGGGACTGGCACCACCTTTGTTGCAAGCAGTGGTAATCCGGCACAAGTGTATATATATAATTATAATTTTACATTATCACAATATTCATGTACACAAATAATTGGTCCAATAGCAGGAGTTAATGATGATTATCCTGGAAATAAATTAGCATTAGATAATATTGGTAATATGTTAGCAATATGTTGTAACGTTGCAAGTCCATCAGGAAATGCTCAAGCAGGTTATGTGAGAGTTTATAATAAAGTTGACAATACATATAATTTATTTCAAACACTTAATGGAACTATGGCAGGTCAATATTACGGAGCTGATTGTGCATTTTCAAAAGATGGAACTACACTTGTTGTGAATTCAAATGGTAGTTTACCAGATAGTTTTATGTATAAAAAATTTAATGATAGTAGTTATATTGAAATATCATCATTTTCAAACTCAAATATAACTTTTGGCAGATCTATAGCAGTTACTGGTGATGGTGCAAGAGTGCTTGTTGGTAATGATATGCCCGCGTCTAATTCGGGATATGTGTTTGTTTTAGATATAGCAACTTTTCAATTAAAATGTAATAGCGTATGCTGGTCTCCTGAACTTGGAATAGCTGCTGCGGTTGCTAATTCCGGAGCAGATAGAGTAATGACTTCTTCATTAAAAGGGCGGCCTCCAACAAGCTATAACATATTTGATAATAGTTTTAATAGTATTAATGAATCAGGTACTTGGACTATACGCGATTTAAATGTTAATACTATTAACGGCCAAGCGTATATAGGATTAACCGCAAATAGTGTTAATAGTAGTCATATACAAGATGGGTCTATTTTAGGGAATGATATAAGTAATAATGCTATTACTACTACTAAAATTGCTGATGGTAATGTTACTTATGATAAATTAAATAGTAATGTTACTTCATTAATTAATAGTAATATAGTTAGAAACTTTATTGGTCAAACAGGAACTGTTACAAGTGTATTAATACCAATTGATTTAGTTAATAATGAGTTTGTAGATGTTGATGTAAGTGTTAGATTTGAAACTTCATTTAGTGGTAATAATAGATTATGGGCTCAGTTTTATAATGGTAGTTATTATGGTTGGATGTTTTATAGGATTTCAGGTCAAGCTAATGCAGCAACTAATCCTTGGGTTTATTATGGTGACCCTTATAAGGGTATGACGATGTGGGATATGACTAATGAGGTTTATTGGAGGGCGGCCAATTTAACAATGAGAATATATAAAAGTCTGGAAACAGCAAGTGACCCAAGATTATATAATGTAGAAGGGAATAGTATATGGGCTATTGCTGGAATTGGGAAAACGCAAGGAACTATTCATGGTAGTATTGAATATAGACCAACGCATTTATATTTATGGGTTCCTCCAGGTTGTTCGTTTGTTGCTAAATCTTATGTAACTAATTATAAGTAGAGCGGATTTGACTATTAAGTTCTTCTATATGTTTAAGTAGGTCTTCGTATGCTTTTTGATGTTGCTCGTATATTAGTTCAACCCCTGAAGGGTCAAGTTTTGGATTACTTGCTTTTATAGAATCTAATGTATTTTGTTTTTGTGTGGCTTTGTCTATTACTTCCATTTTATATATTAACTATAATATTTTATTTAATTTATTTATTTATTTAGGAAAAAATAATTTTTTTATTTTATATATAATATATAAAATGAAAATGGACGATTACAAACTTCCTGAATTAAGAACGATTGCTAAATATTTAGAAATTGAAGGTTGGAATAAAATGAAGCGTGTCGATTTAGAAGCACAACTATTTTTAAAAGAGGTATCAAATGCGATGATTAATATTATAATATTAATGTCTTAAAAATAATATTATAATGTATTTCACTAACAAATCCAAACAATCCAAACAATCACTTTCTCTTAAGTGTTCGGCTTTTACCCACTTTTGTCTTAGTAAATTTATATTTTATAGTTTTTTTAAAACCCTCTTTTGGAATATATCTAAAAAAGTTCATATTATATAATCTGGATTTACGCGAAAGTTCGTTATTCTTAACTTTATCATATATTTTCACTTTTTCTTCGCGTATATCTTCCAATGTTTGTTGTTTTCCATAACAAGTTACACTAAATCGCTTTAACAACCCTCTTTGTTCTAAACGATTTTTGATTTGAACTTTAAATAAATATTCAGAAAGACACAATAGTCGGTTTTCATCATAATAAGGTCTATTTGCATAAATAAAAATCAAGTAAAAACTTAAAATAGTGTCAATAGAGGCAACTTTGATTTTGCGCCCTTGTAGACTAATAACATTATAACTATGACAAGCAACTGTTTTGTAAATAAACGCAATTGCATCATTATTAACAATTATTTCACAATGGTCGTCTACATATTCACCAATAGGCTTCTTTTTTCTAATAACAACATTTTTAAAGCCTTCATAATTAAGTTGTTCTTTTAATATTAACGCACTTGACATAGGGTTTTCACTCAACATATCAAAATCAGGAATAGTATTGACTTGTGCGCGTTCTTTTTTGGGCATATATTGACTATAAAGTGACGCAGCATAACCACCAAAAAACACTAATCCTTGATTTATGAACGATGTTTTACATACTTCATAAAGTTTGTCTCGGTCGCTATCTGAACCATCATAATCTCTCTGAAATTTTATAGAATTACAAAGCTCTCCTTTTAAAGGATAATTTTTGTTTAATAAAGTAATGCGTTTTAATATTTTTTCCCATCGTGTTACATCTCCCATTGGTCTTGACAATTCAACATACATAGCCATACGCAAATAGTTAGGAGGGCAATAATTTATAGCATTTATTTTAATAGCTTTTTTAAATAAGTTTTTAAACAATGTTTTGTCTAAATAGGTTATATCAGCAATGGGAATAAAATTTACAAATACTTTATATGTTCCAGTGTGAACCGATGATTTTGCCTCTACTTCTTCGTAACCAGCTTTATAATATATATTTGTTAACTTTGTCGCATATTCCATTGCTAATGGCGTAAAAAAATCATAGTCAGGTATTTCAATATCTTTGTTATAAAATCTGTCTTGTTCCGGTAATATATTATTTACAGCTGTTCCACCATAACATAGTGTATTATGTGTTCTTAAAAATTCTTCTAATATTTCTATTATTTTCTTTATATTATCAGATTGCACTAATTTTTTTCCTACTTCATAAGTAGCACTATCAATAGCATTTCGTAATATTTTTAATTCTTTTTCTTCAAAAGATTTCATTATATATTATATAATAAATTATATAATATAATGTGTTATTATAATATTTTTCCATAAAATAGAAAATAGAAAATAGAAAAATGCTAGTTATTATTGTTCTCATTTTATCTTCCTGATAAAACACCCTGTAATGCGTTTCCGACATCTTCAAGCGGTCTATGACTTGTAAAAGGAATAATAGCAAAACTAGTTGGAACATTCGCAATTAAATGATTAGGTTTTAAAATCCATGAATAGTTTCCTTTATTTGTAAACTGTGCTATATAGCTTTCTAAATTAGCATCTTTAGTTTGATATTTCATAGCTATAGCATTACAACCGAAACCATAAGCTGACGCAAAATCATTATTATTTACAGAATTATTTAAATTTGGCAATACAATAACAAAATTTCTTTTTGTTTCATCTGTAAACTGACTAGTTTTGCCTGCTATTTCAGTATATCTATAGGTTTTACAATAAGCACTTTTTCCCTTTAAATTAATATATGTTTTCAATTTTGCTAATACAACATTTGTTTCTATTATATTATTTGATGGGTAAAAATCACATATAACAATAATTGTTTTATATAGATCTCTCATTTGGACATTTAATATTGATCCAGTCGTATAATTATGTTGTTTCATTATGCGAAAAGTGTTACTATCCGAAGTAGCTAGATCTAAGTATTGTTCAAATAGTGCACCCATTTTTTCTAACATTGTCAAATTTGTGCTCATAACTCTAAAATTTAAAATCAAAGGATCGCGACTACAATTTGTATGAATAGCATCAAACGCTCGTGTTGTAACGCTACTTAATACATCACCTAAGTCTAAAGAGTTATAGGTTTCTTTTATATAGTTGCTATTTGCGGTTGAGGAAGCTACTATTGGATTATTATTATATGAATAAATTTCAAAATCTAAAAATCGACATCCATTAGAAATTGTTTTTTCTAAAGCACATAAATTAACAAAATTATTTTTATAGCCATCACCACAACAACAATTATAAGCACTTTTAACATAATAATTTTTAAATATAGAATTAGATATATCAAATTTAGTTGTAGTTAGATCCGTTGCGCTACTTGCTTCTACAGTGTTAGCACTTGTAAAATAAGATTTTCCAATATTAGCCCTATAATATTTCTCTAATTTATCACATGTTCGTTGTTCTAACGCTAATCTATCATATATCCAACCAAATAATATTAACAATATTAAAATTACAATACTAATTGTCATATACAAATATAGTGATGGAGTACTATTGTTAGAGTCACTTCCAAAATAATCTTGAAAAAACTTGTTGAACTCTTTGAAAAAACTACCTTTTTTATCTTTTTCCTCCATATTTATATATTAAAACATTTAATTTTAACTAAAATACTTTAGTAGTTTATTAATTAACTAATTTAACTAATTAACTAATTAACTAATTACTTTAATATTAGTATAAAATTATTATAGTATATAAATTATTAGACTATGGCGGGTGGACTATTAAACTTAATAGCTATTGGCGACCAAAATGTTATGTTGACAGGTAATCCTACTAAAAGTTTCTTTAAATCCACATATTCAAAATATACTAATTTTGGGTTACAAAAATTTAGGATAGACCAAGTTGGACAAAAAGAATTGGAGGTTTCAAAATCTACAACGTTCAGTTTTAAAATAGGACGGTATGGTGACTTATTGATGGATACTTATTTAGTGCTAAAATTACCAGCAATATGGAGCCCAGTTTATTACTATAATAAATATAGAGATATTAGTGCTGTTTATAGACCATACGAATTTAAATGGATTAAGCATATTGGATGTCAATTAATGGAAGAAGTTAAAATAATGATTGATGGAATAACTATTCAAAAATTTAGCGGTACTTATTTGCAAAATGTTGTTGAACGCGATTTTGATTCTCATAAAAAAGAGTTATTTGATATTATGACAGGAAATATTAGTGAACTAAATGATCCGGCTAATTTCAATAACCGAAACAACAATTATCCTAATGCATTTAATATAAATGGAACAAACACTGATATTAGCGGGATTGAACCATCTATAAGAGAATATAATTTATATATACCAATTAACAGCTGGTTTACAATGTCGTCTTTTATGTCATTTCCCTTAATATGCTTACAATATAGTAATTTGGTTATTGATTTTAAATTGCGACCATTAGAAGAGTTGTTTACTATTAAAGACGTATTATATGATATGAGTGTAAATACATACAAAATAACTAACTATAATAATATTCCTCAAATACACCCACTTCAAACAACATTAGAATATCAATTTAATAGATTTATAAATCCACCACCATACAGAGATATATCTGGAGACAGTTATATTAATTTGACAAATAGAATAAATAGTAATATACATTTGTTATGTACTCAATGTTTTCTAGATAATGCCGAGCGAGAAATGTTTGCCAAAAATAGTCAAAATTATTTAATTAAAGAGGTCAAAGAATATAGTTTTAAAGAAGTTATTAAGACTAATAAAATTAAATTAGAATCAAATGGATTAATTAGTAGTTGGATGTGGTATTTTCAAAGAAGTGATGTTAAGAAACGCAATGAATGGTCTAATTATACTAATTGGCCTTATGAAAATAGTATTCCAAATGATTTGAAAAAAGTCACAACACCAGACTTATATTATATATATTATAGTCCTCATTTTACTTATAATATTGGTGATATTTCCAAAAATATATATTATACAGGGTATAGTCCAACTGTTTATGAACAAACTAATGTATGTGAGATTATGAAAAATTTTGGTATAATATGTGACGGCAAATATAGAGAACAAACATTTGATAGTAGCGTATTTAGCAGAATAGAAAAATATAATAAGTCAAATGGATCTAATTCAAAAGTTGGTTTATATTATTACAATTTTGCTTTAACAACAGACCCTTATAAATTACAACCAAATGGTGCGTTTAATACAAATAAATTTAAAACGATTGAATTTGAATATAATAATTATGCTAATCCACCAATAGACAGCAGTAATGTGGAGTTCACAACAATTTGTGATCCAGCAACCGGCGCAACAATAGCAACATCAAAAGACCCTACAAACATTTATAAATATTATTATAATTTGTATATAATGGAAGAAAAATACAATTTATTAATTTTTCAAAATGGTTTTGGTGGGCTCTTATATAATAGCTAAATCTATGTATTATAACTTGTTATAGGTTATAACTATAGCTTATACTAATTTAATTTTTGGAACTTTTCGTGTTCCATTATTTTTTGCTTTAAGCGCTAATTTTAGTGCCTTTGAATTTGCCGAACAACCACGTTCCAATATTTTATAATCTATTGCTGCTGCTTTGCCACCACTAATAGCACTTGCTAAACGCGCATAACCCCAACTATGTGCGCTTTGATTTGGTCGTGACCCAGAAGAATAATATGCACCACGACCCTTTTTAACAATTTGTAATAAGGCATTTTTAGAACAACATGTTGCATTTACTAAGTGTGAATTTATTGCTATATTTTTTAGTTTATATAACTTTTGCGCTTTTGCTATATGAGCCGATTTTTTGGATTTATATGAGTCAACATTTTTTCGTGTTAAATAGCGCTTCTTTTTATATGCATTACGTGAGGCTTTTAATTGTTTAATTTGTAGTTTTTTATCTTTCAAACTAAGACGACGAGGTAAATATTTAATAGGTATATTTATCATTTTTTTATATAATAAATATTATACTATAATACTATAATATTTATTATATATAAAAATATTATAATATGAATAAAAGTATGAAAGAAAAAATCATAAAATTTGAAAAAGGACCGCCTGGAAAAAAATATACAGCCTTTATTGAAAATAAGACAACCAAAAAAATACGCAAAATACATTTTGGAGCATCAGATTATCAACAATATAAAGATAGAACTCCGCTTAAATATTATTCGCATAAAAATCATAATAATAGAAAACGAATGCGCAATTATTTTAATAGACATTCTGGAACCAAAAAAAGAGGCGAAGCAATCAGTTTAGAAAAGAAAAAATCACAGGGCTATTATAATGCTAAAATATTGAGCCATGTATATTTATGGTAAAATCTCAATCACAAGAGTTTCTATGTTGGTTCTTATAGCAATTAATACATCAATTAATTTCTTTTATCACTAACTATACTATATCTTGCTTGAAATGTTGTATTTAAAGTAGTAAAAAATCTTAGTGAAGTGGGTATACTATCATAGTTACCAAAAAACTCACCACGAAAACGTCCAGTTATATTACTCCATAGACTGTGTCCAGTATAACCCCCCTCAACAACACCAAGCATATCATATGGTCTAACTATTTTAAATACTAAGAAATTTGAATTTCCATAATAGTTAGTAATATTCATATCATACATAAGCATTGCTCTATTTATAGGATTACTATTATTTGCCGCATAATTTTCATTTGGAGCACCACTTTGTAATGCTACCTCTATAGCTGTATCTCTAAAAAATTGAGAACCAGAAGCATTGTTATACCCAGCATGTAATCTTGAAGTATTATTGTTTCCATAAAATCTAAATGTAGCATGAATCTCAACACTATTATTATTTGATAAATCAATATCAATAGTTATTAAATCTGTTATAGGTGTTACTACATCAACGGTTCTTGTAATAGCAGTTAATTCTAATAGACTTATTCTTGCTAATAGACTATTAATAACACTACTAATATTGTTTGAAGATAAATCGATAACTGTTAATTGATTAACACTAATATTAGTAGCGCTTATATCTTTTATATAAGCGCTACTCCAAATATTGCTTACATTTCCTAAACTAGCAACCTTTATTCTTCTAATTATAACAATACCAGAACCACCACTACCTGCCAGCCCAAAGAAGGCGCCTCCGCCGCCACCACCAGTATTGGCACCACCGTTACCACCGTTATTACCACCAGTGCCTCCGTTATTTAAACCCACTCCACCAATTTGACCACCACGAGTAGAGGTACGAGCAGCACCACCACCACCCCCCAAACCACCGATACCAGTTGTCTCAATCTCATCAGGCCGGCCGCCTGCTCCACCCCAATAATATGACTGTCCTAGTATACTTGATTCCGTACCAGATTGACCTCTACCCAAAAAATTAGTAGTTCCACCAGATGCCGTTAGTAAATTAAAAGAGCTGTTCTGTCCAGGTTCCTTTACATAATTTGAATTGGAACCACCATTACCAACAACAATAGAATAATTTATTCCTTCACTAACGTGATATTCTGTTATAATTCTTACATCTCCACCTTTGCCGCCGCCGTCGCCGCCGCCCGAACTACCACCCCCTACAATCAATACTTCTACTGTTCCTGTAAATGGTGCACTAAATGTTCCACTACTAGTGAACGTATATATATCTTGAATACCAATAACAGTATAAGGTATTATAGTGTTTACACTAATATTAGTAGCGCTTACATCATTTATATATGCGTTGCCCCATGCTCTATTAACAAGACCAATAGTTCCTTTATTAGGAACTAATGGATTTAAATTAACGCTTATATCAATATACGAAACGCTTACATCATTTATATATGCGTTGCCCCATGCTCTATTAACAAGACCAATGGTTCCTTTATTAGGAACTAATGGATTTAAATTAACACTTATATCAATAGACGCTACGCTTATATCATTTATATATGCGTTTCCCCAGCGTTTATCAGAAAGACCAATGGTTCCTTTATTAGGAACTAGCGGATTTAAATTGGTGCTTATATCAATACTAGAAGCACTTATATCATTTATATATGCGTTGCCCCATGCTCTATTAACAAGACCAATGGTTCCTTTATTAGGAACTAGCGGATTTAAATTGGTGCTTATATCAATACTAGAAGCACTTATATCATTTATATATGCGTTGGCCCACGGTCTACTAGATAGACCAATGGTTCCTTTATTTGGAACCAGTGGATTTAAATTGGTGCTTATATCAATATTTGAAACACTTATATCATTTATATATGCGTTTCCCCAGCGTTTATTAGAAAGACCGATAGTTCCTTTATTGGGAACCAGTGGATTTAAATTAACACTTACATCAATAGACGTTACGCTTACATCATTTATATATGCGTTGGCCCACGGTCTACTAGATAGACCAATGGTTCCTTTATTAGGAACTAGTGGATTTAAATTAACGCTTATATCAATATTTGAAACACTTATATCATTTATATATGCGTTGCCCCAGCGTTTATTAGAAAGACCTAATGTTCCTTTATTTGGAACCAGTGGATTTAAATTGGTGCTTATATCAATATTTATAGCACTTATATCATTTATATATGCGTTTCCCCAGCGTTTATCAGAAAGACCAATGGTTCCTTTATTTGGAACCAGTGGATTTAAATTAACGCTTATATCAATAGACGCTACGCTTACATCATTTATATATGCGTTGGCCCATCGTCTATTAACAAGACCAATAGTTCCTTTATTGGGAACTAATGGATTTAAATTAACGCTTATATCAATAGACGAAACGCTTACATCATTTATATATGCGTTGGCCCAGCGTTTATCAGAAAGACCAATGGTTCCTTTATTTGGAACCAGTGGATTTAAATTAACACTTACATCAATAGACGTTACGCTTACATCATTTATATATGCGTTATCCCATTGTCTATTAATATAACCAGCAGCAAATACAGGAATAATACTAGAAAGGTTGACTGTGCTACTCTTTGCATATCGAATGACAACAATACCTGAACCACCGCTACCGCCATTGCTCGTCGCGCCGCCGCCACCACCTCCACCACTATTAGTAGCACCATTACCACCATTACCACCACCACTACCATTACCACTTGAATTTAATGCTGACCCCCCACCAACACCACCACCGCTGGCGCCACCACCACCACCACCACCACCTATGCCACCGTTGCCACCCACGCCGCCGCCGCCCCCATTGGCCCCCCCGCCACCGCCTCCCCAGTAATAATTTGGTCCAAGGATATTATTGACGACACCAGCACCACCAATTCGAGTGTCCCCATTGAGCCCAACACCCCCAGCACCACCACCCCCGCCACCTCGTGCCACTGCCAACCCGTTGCCACCTGTGTTACCGTATGTAGTACCGCTATTAGAACCAAGAGTACTAAGAATAGTAGCTCCTCCTATCCCAGCATTTCCGGCACCGCCTCCACCACTCCCTCCTGGATTTCCCGAACCATTAAATAGTGAGCCGCCACCACCCCCCCCTCTTGCGATTGCACCATTAAAAGAGCTATTTCCACCATTGGTGCCGTCACCGCCATTAGGGCCGCCACCACCAACAACAACAGCATATGACCCGCTACTGGAGACACTAACAGCAGGTAAATATATAACCCCACCTCCACCTCCTCCACCACCACCGCCCAACAAGGTGCCACCACAACCACCCCCACCAACAATCAAAACTTCGACTGTTCCACCGACTAATGGAGCAGTAAAGATTCCTGATTCTAAGAATGTATGGACAAAATGGGTCTCAGTAGTCGTAATAATTCCTCCTGAACCCTCTATGATTGGTATATTAACATTTAAGTCATTAGTAAATATTTTGTTCCATCTCTTTGTTAAAGAACCTAAATGAGACATACTAGCATATAAAGGCACTATATTACCACTTATAGTCATATTTGTTACGCTTATATCATTTATATATGCGTTGGCCCACGGTCTACTAGATAGACCAATGGTTCCTTTATTAGGTACTAGCGGATTTAAATTAACGCTTATATCAATAGACGCTACGCTTACATCATTTATATATGCGTTGGCCCATCGTCTATTAACAAGACCAATGGTTCCTTTATTAGGTACTAGCGGATTTAAATTAACGCTTATATCAATAGAACTAACGCTTACATCATTTATATATGCGTTGCCCCATGCTCTATTAACAAGACCAATGGTTCCTTTATTAGGTACTAGCGGATTTAAATTAACGCTTATATCAATAGACGAAACGCTTACA